TCGTCCTCGGAGCTTTCGCTCGTCGTTTCCTCGTTATCTTCGGAGGTTTCCTCGGATTGCTCCGCGGATTCCTCGGTTGTCTCGTCTTGTGAAAGATCACCGGATTCATCATCCAGTTTCGCTTCCTCGCTTTTCGCCGGTTGCCCGGTCAGCTCTTCAAGAGCCAGCGAGAGTATATCGTCCTTACCTGCAGCCGGAGCTGCTTTCCCTTCGTCCATGAGTAAACCCTCAAGAAGTGCCAGGCGGTGCGTCCGCCAGTCCGATCAAACCAGTGTGCCATGCGGGCACGACTCAACTTTGATACTACCAGTATAACGACTACTGGACAAATGTCCAGCAAAAAAGTTGAGGGTTGAGAGAGAGGCTTTACACTAAGCGCGAGGCTTCGGTGCGGCGCTGCTCAAAAGTGTCCCACAATTCCTGCAGGGCGTTGAGCTGGCCGGCGGCGTGGGCGAGGTAGCCGGGTTCTTTGGCGGTGGCCATGGTGGCGACCAAGGTGCTGGCGTCGGCGATGCGGTCTTGCAGCTCAAGCATGACGGCGAGGTAGGCGGGCGGCGCTTTGTCGCGGGAGAAGGCGAGGGCGCCCTCGCGGTCGAAGTCTTCGCTGACGGTGTAGAGGTCGGTGGGGATGGTTTTGGTTTTGGTGAACATAAGGTGTTTGCTGTTCGCGAATGGCGAATTAGCCGCGGCGCATGACGATGATCTCAAGCGCATGGATGGCTCTCTGCAGGTGCGGGCCGCATTCCCGGCAGGCAGGGCCGAGGTGGGCGTCGTGGCCGTGAATGTCCTCAATACGAAGCGGCTTGGCACAGATGCCGCAGCGCGGGATGTCACTGCCGCGGCGTCCGGGGCGCAGGCGGCTGGGCGGGGATGGCGGCGATTTGGTCATCAGTAGCTGCCTCCTCCGTGGCTGCGCAGGATGTCGCCCTCGACGTTGATGGCGTCGGAGAGGCAAACGTAACGAATTAAATCTACAAAGTCCTTGTTCGCTGAGCGCTTGCCGTCCGCACCCGTATACGTCTGGATGCAGTGAATGACGTTCTTGCAGTTCTCGCTGATGTAGAGCTTCGGCTGGTTGCGCGCGTCCACCGGCTTCTCGGGGTTGTATGACAGGGCATCATTGATCATGCTGACGCCTTCATCGATGCTGTCGCCCGGTGTCGCCGTGAAGAGCATGCCGAGGTCGGCCATCTCGTCGATGAGGGTCGTTGGGGATTCCTTGCCGAGCGTGCGGGCGTTGCCGTAGCGCGAATCCATCCAGCGCTCAAAGATTTCCTCGCCGCCTTCGACGCGCAGGATCTCGTCCTTGTAGCGCTCGAGGCCGAAGCCGAAGTCCTGCTGCGCGGGTCCGGGCTTGCCGTCCAGCTTCTTGCCATCGGGAAGCGCCCACTCGCCGGCATAACCAATGCCTTCGATGTAGGACGTTTGGTCGGGCCACTCGCGGTAGACCACAATGCGGCCAGATGTGTCATGCACCGTCCAAATCATGGCCCAGTTTTTGCCGCTGGCCGGATCGACCCAGTGGTAGCGGGTGCCTTGCGGGACATCCGAGGCGCGGATGACGTGGACCTTGGGATTGAAGAGCGGGAAGCGGCCGCTGATAGCTTTGGTCGGGACGCCGTAAGCGCGGCAGAGGATTTTTTCTTTGGTCTCGCTCTGCAGCTCCTTTTTCATGCGGGACCAACCGGCCCAAGGGTTGAGCTTGGTGTGAAAATAAATAATGGGCCGACTTTTTGGGTTGATCTGCTCAATAGGCACCCGCTCGTAGCCGGAGATGTAGCGATGACTTTCGCCTTCGTACAAAATGTCGCCCGTCAGTGTTGCCTTGACCGCGCCGATGGCGTTTTCAACGCCCCATTGCAGGGCAGACTTGTCTTTGTAGATAGGCAGCAGTTCGGCGTCGGTGTCTTCAATGGTCTTGGCGCCAGACAGGTAGTCGGCGACCGTAGGACTCCAGCCTTCGACCGGCGTGAAGGTCACGGCCAACTTGCCGTTGCGGTCTACGAGGCGGAAACGGAGGGTTTCGAGGACATCAAGCGGCACCAGCTCGTCCGCCCAGGCAAAATCGATCTCGCCGCCCTCGAGCGTGGACGGATCTTGCGCGTAGTTGCGGAAAATGCAGATCGATTGGTTCGGTGCAACGAATTTTGCCTCGGTGAATCCACCTTTGACGCTGTAGGTGATGTTCGTGACTTGGCCTTTGCGCGCGTTCCTCCACTCAGGAGGCATATATTTCCAAATGCGGGGCTGCTGCAGCTCAATGGAGTTGGGCGCCGTAGTTTGGAAGCACCAGACAACTGCTCCGGGCTTGGAATACATGGTTTTGATGACCTCCTTCGCCGCCCATTCCGTCTTTCCCGAGCGGTTGCCGCCGAGCACCAAGATCTCGCGGTGCTTTTCGAGGAGTTCGGACGCGCGTTTCCACACCGGCGGGATGTAGCCATAGCGGAACGGGTCTGATGCCTCGCGGGCGATCAGCTCTTCGCGTGTTTTTAAGTATTTCCAGCCTTCGTCCGGCCCTAGTTTCTCCAGCAAGTCGAGATCGACCTGCATGACAGGGTGCGGTGTGGGCTTGAAGCGTTGTGCGTGCTCGTTCACGAAGTAGATCGGGCGCCGGCCGGTGCGTCTGCGCAGACGCCAGCTCTCCCCAGAGCCGTTGGTTAAACCGGCGCGGCGCCCAAATTCTTGATGTCCATCGTGGGATTCTCCAAAACGACGAACTGATCGCTGCGCATGTAGCGCGTCTCGCCGGTGTCCTCAAGGATCACGGCGTAGATGTTGTTGAAATAGGCTCCCTGAGACTCGACATACCACACCGAGCCGAGACCGAGCGGGGTCTTGACGGGAACAGGGCGGGCGAACTCATGGATCATTGGAGATTTAAAATTTGAGATTTCAGAAAGTGAGGCAGGGCTGGGCGATACCACATTGGGCTGAACCTGGCCGCGCAGATGTTATGTCTGCCGCTTTCAGCACCCTGCCAAAAGATGTGCAGGCGCCCCGCTCGTTTCGCTCGGCGGGGCTGGGCATAACGGCATGCGCCGCGGGACCACACCACATGGAATCCCGGCGAAAGCCCGATTGAGCCTGCAGGTTGTAAATCATTTTGCTGACCTCTTCTTGCGCATCTCGGCGCAGAGGGCGTCGGCCTTTTTCTTCGCCTCTTTGGCGACAAGTTTCTGCCGCTGGCTTTTCAGCAGCACGATCGTCTTGTCGATCTCTTCGATTTCGGGCGTCATAATTTTGTACTTCTCCATAAAGTCAGGGCTGCACGGTGACGTGCCAAAGGCCGATTTGCGCGATGGCGTAACCAAACCACACGATGCCGTTCCAAAAGTTGTGCTGGATGAATGCTTGGTCGATGGCTACGGCGAAGTAAGCGAAGCCGACCAGAGCGATGAGGATTGCGCTGGTCATTCCGCGTCCTCCTCGCGTCCACAGCGGATCGCCCAGATGAACATAAAGCCATAGGCGGCGAGGGCGCCGATAAGCATGCCTGCGGCGAGGCCGATGAGGATGTAGCCGGCGGCGGTCACTCGTGGACGCGCCTCCATTTATCCTTCCACATCGACCTCGCCATCGTGGCGGACTTCTCGGCGACTGCTTCCTCGCTCATGTCGGGGCAGACATGGTGCAGCAGCTCATGCAGAACCGTGTCTAGCTCGTCCGCGCCGGATTGACGTGGATCAATGTAGACTTTGCCGTCGCCCATAGTCATGCCGTCCGCTTTTTCGCGGCCGAGCTTCTTACGGACGATAGCGATGGTTCTGCGTGGGGGCATTAGGCGAGGTCGGCTTGTCTGGAATCGCACTCGGCGCCGCACGCGGCGTAGCCGGCGACATCGATCCAGTTGTCATGCTTGGCGGCGTGCGCTTGGCGGGCGATCTTCACCAAGATCATGAGCGCGGCGATGTCGGATGCTGTGACTAAGACCTGCGCGCCGTTGGTGCGCGACAGGTAGCTGGAAAACATCTCGGCCTGCGTTGCGAAGTCATCCGCGGGCGAGCCGTAGTCCTCGTTGCGTGATCCGCAGACGGCGGATGATGCGGCGTCAAGTGTTTGCTTGGCGGTTTGCATCAGGCGGCTTTCTTGAGCATCAACTGCGCGTAGTGCAGCGCGAGGCGCGCTTGGAAGACCTTCCAGAACGGCTCGGCTGAGAACATCCAGGCGACCTCGAAATCGTCCGGGGATTCTTTGCCGATGCGGACGATGCCGCGGCGCTGGACTTTCATGTCCGGGCGGTTCTCGTTCCAGAGTTGCTCGTAGCCAGCGAGCTGGACTTTGTGCGCGCCAACGATGGCTTTGGATGTCTTCCAGTCGAGGAGGACGATCTTGCCGTCACGGTCGCGGCTGGGTGCGTCGATAGTGCCGCCGAAGAGGTATTCCTCGGAGACCAACTGCACTTCCGGCTCGATGACAGTGAGACCTTCTTCGTCCCACCAGCGCTTGAAGTTGTTGAACGCGATGGTGGCTTTCTCAACATCCGCGGGGCTGAACTCGGAGAGGTCGGCAACGTGGTTGTGGAGGAAGCACTCAATGAGGAAGTGCGCGATGGTGCCGATGTCAGCGGCCTTGTCGCGAACCTTGCGGTAGTCTTGGCCGTCCATGCCGAGCTTCCACGCCCAGTGGATGAGTCCGCTTGAGTCCTCGCCGATCTTGGCGATGGTTGAGGCGCCGGGAACGTCGGTGCCGTCTGCCAACGGATACTTCTGGTGGGCGCGGGTCTTCTCGAGGCGTACGATTTTGCGTCCGTCCTCGGTGAAGCGATCCGGCTCAACTAGCTTGGCGGCTTTGGAAGGGGAGCGGCGTTTTGCCGCCCCCCTTGTGGATTTGGTTGTGGTGTTTTTCTTGGGCATAAGAATTACCAGGTGATTTCTTCGTCGTCGGTGCCGGTCTTGGCCATGCGCAGCTCGCGCTCAACGTGCTGATCCTTGGCCTCGCTCACATCAAAGCCGTAGGACTCTGCGCTTGTGCCAGATCCCCAAGTAACCAAGTCCAGCACTTGGACCGCTTTGGGTTGCAGCGTGATGCCAACGCCTTTTGTGGCGACATACCAGCAATACGGGATGACCGCCACTTTGATTCGGCTGCCTCCTCCGATGTTGTCGGTGATTATTTCGCCCTTAAGGTTGAACAGCGTTGGTTGACGGCTCCATGTCTCGCCGGTTTTCTTGTTGGTTCCAGTCGGATTAACGCGGAACTTGAGCTGCGTCATGCCGTCATTGGAAACCCAGGGCATGTCGGCAATTTTGACGTTGGGTTTGCGCAGTTCGGTTTTTTTCGCAGCCAGATACGGAGAGAAAATCTCATCGATTTGGGCGATAAACGGAGCGGCCTCTTCGTCCGTCATTTCAAGATCGACTTTGTATTTTCCAACTTCGTCGAACTTAGTGTCGGGACGGTTGAGGTGAGGATAGCGGGCGATGCCCACGGGTGTGGTTAGGGTTTTGTTTGGCATATTTATGCGTTGGTTGGTTGTGTTTTTGGTTGGATAGGAAAGTCGGAGTGACGCAGGAGTTCGCAGAAGTCCTCCATGGTCAGCGTGACCAGCATGCGGCAGTGGTCTTTGCGGTGGATGACGGCGCAGTGTTTGCGTCCGCAGTCGCGGTAGGCTTGCGCGATGGCGGCGTCTAGGTCGAAGCGGGCGCGCCCGTGGCGCTTGCACTCAAAGTGCCAATCCGGCAAGCAGGGCGCGATCACGTCGGGCGCACTGATCCCCCAAGATCCTTGGCTGACTTGCGCGCCCCGCTTGGCCGGAAAACCTTCGGCGGTCAGTGCCTTGGCGACTTCGCGCTCGAAGCTGGCGCCTTTCTGGCGGCTGTTGATCATTCGTTGAGCGCCTCCCATAATTTCGGCGATGGTGCGTAGACCGAGCCATCGCTGTCGCTGGTGCGTCCCGCGGGTGCGGTGCCTTCAAAGCGGGTGAGGCTCGGACGCCATGTAAGGTTTAGTGTGCCGGTGCGGCCGGCGCGGTGCTTGGCCACGATTAACTCGGCGTCTTGGACTTCCGGTTCCTCGTCTTGCACGGCGTAATAAGCGGGGCGATGGATCAAGCAAACGATGTCGCTGTCTTGCTCGATGCTGCCGGACTCGCGGAGGTCGCTAAGTTTTGGGCGGTTGTCGCTGCGGTTCTCGGCTTGGCGGTTGACCTGGGCGGCGGCGACGACTGGAATGCCTAACTCCATGCTCATCGCTTTGAGGCCGCGGGAGACGAAGCCGACTTCGTTCTCGCGGGACTGGGCGCCGGAGTGACTGACGAGCTGGAGGTAGTCAACGAAGATGCACTTGACGCCCCAGCGGCGGACGGCGAGGCGGGCGCGGCCTCTAATATCAAGGAGCGTCAGACCGCCGCGGTCATCAACGTAGAGCGGCTCGTTGCTGAACTGCGTGGCGGCGTCGAAAATCCTGTGCTTGATCGATGCGGTCAAAAATCCGTTCCGAATGATCTCGGTGTTCGTTTCGGCGCGGCCGAGGACTACGCGCGCGGCCAGCTCGTTGGCGGGCATTTCGAGGCTGAAGCAGACGACCGGGACGCCGCGGCGTGCCATATTGTCGGCCATGTTGAGCATGAGCGCGGACTTACCCATGGCAGGGCGGCCGGCGATGATGGTGAGCTGGCCTCCGCGGAGTCCGCCGGTGACTTGATCGAAGTCGCGGATGCCGGTCTGCAGGCCGAGCTTTTTGCCGCCGGCCATGAGGCTCTCTAGCTCTTCGAGGAGGCCTGGGACGATGGCGCTGGGCGGGCGCATGCTGTCGGTGGCGGTGGTGAGGGAAAGGCTGAGGACGCTTTCGCCGGCTTGCTGGAGGACGCTGTCGGCGTCTGCGGCCATGTCCTGGGCGGCGGCTTGCATGGCAACGCTGGCGTCAATGATGCGGCGGCGGGCGTGGAGGTCGCGCAGGGTTTGAGCGTGATATTCGACTGCGGCGCTGCCTCCGGCGTAGTCGCCGAGCATCTCGGTGAGGGCACCGGCGCCGCCGACAAAGTTGAGCTTGTGCTGCGCGTCGATGCGCTGGGTGACGGCGATGACGTTGGGCGTGCCGCCTTCACCGCGGACTTCGGCGATGGTCTCGTAGATGAGGCGATGCGCGGGCGTGTAGAAAAGGTCGGCGTGGATGCCGGAGACTTCGTCGCAAAGTTTGGGATCAGCCATGAGCGAACCGAGGACGGTGCGCTCGGTGGCGGGGCTTTGGGGGACGGTGCGTTTCATTTTAGGCGGCGCCTCCGTCGTCATTGTTTTCCAGCACGACTATGACAATGAATGTCAGGACGATCAGCGCGAGGTAGGTGAGGATGAGCGCGTTCATTTTCTTCCTTCCTCCGGGCGAGTTGTGCGCGGCGACGTTCCCAGCGGTCGCAGGCTGCATCGACCAATCGAAATGTTTCTTCTAACCATGGCGTGATGTGGTGTTCCTTGGGCGGTGGCGGTTGATGCTCAGTGGCCATGACGTTTTACGGCTTTCTGTCGTGGCGTGATCTGTAGGCAAATGTTGGCATGTGTTGGCATGGGAATCAAGGGTTTTTTGGGAGGATGGGCCATTTTTTTAGATGGCCGAAATCGCGGGGTTCGGTCACCGATGCGGACTCTCCGCAAATATCGCAGGTGCCTTGGTGGTAGGTCGCAACAAGCCGGCCGTCCGTGGAGCGGCCGTGAGCAACGCCGCAGGGGCGGCAGATCCAGGTGGGATACGGGAGCTGCTCGCGGACCTTGGTGAGGATGTCGGAGAGCGAGTCTTCTTTGGGGAAGATCGCCTCGTAGTTGGCCCGGTAGCGGTCGCCGTTGACCGGCCGGGGGCTGTCGCCTTTACCGGCGCTCATCGCTTCACTTCCTCCCAAAAAACCTGCCGGTAGTGCTCTTCGAGCTTTTCCATATTCTGCAAGGCGCCCAGATCCTCGGCGATGCGTGGGATATCCCACGACATGGGCATGTGCTTGAGGCGGGCGCGGGCCTCGCGGCGGATCTCGGCGGGGATGCGCTTGATTTTGCCCGGGGTACCCAGCTCGGTTAGGAAGTGGCGGGCCTGCGCGATGGCGCGGGCTTGCTCGTAGGGAAGGCTCATCGGATCGCGGTCGCCTCCTCGATGGCGTCATGCGCCTCGTTGGCGACTTCGTTGCTGGGCTTGACGCAGCGGTTGATGACGCGGATGAGGCGATTGTTGGAGCGGATCAGCTCGCGGACCTGCGACTCAAGCGAGGCGGTGTTGTCCGCGAAGTTGCTGCCGAAGCCGACCGAGCCGACAACCAAGTCGGGGATCATGGTGCTCATTTGCGCGCCCTCCGTTTGCCGCGGCCGAAGATGAAGCCGGAGTTGCGGAACGATGGTTGCGTGATCAAGCCGCGCTTGGCGAGGAAGCGGTCGCACGCCGCGTTGATTGACGTGGCCTCAAGCATGAGCCGGCCAAACAGCGGGCCGGTGGGTTCATATTCGAGGGCTAAGGTTTTGCCGTTGCGGAGGGTCATTTGCGGGCCTCCTCAAGTTCGGTGGCGAGTTGGCGGACGAGGGCGCGGAGAGCCATTATCGTGGCGATGCTCTCGTCGGCGATCTGCTCGACGTATTCGACGTTGATGTTGAGGGTAGTTGCTTTCGGCGCCTTGGGGGCGCTCGCCTTTTTGGTGCTTTTTGCGGTTTTCATAAAATTACTGGTCAAATGTACAGTTGGGGGTCGGACATTGGCTGTCTTAGGTGTTAATAGAAAATCGATAACTTAGGGGGG